TTATATTATACTGATGGAAATACCGAAGTAAACAGATTTCCTCTTCGGTATCGCAAATCGCTCACCTGATACACGCTGCTGCATAGCGATACTTGTTTTGGGTGTTTGAAATCGAATCATCATATCGCCCCAAAGGCTAATCATTTCTTTCCTTGTTGGCTCATACAACATTAAACTGGACAAGCCATACTTTAAAAAGATTTCACTTTCTGAATACTCATCGTCAATCGCTTTAATCCTATCCCATATATTAAATATGTGAAAACACCTCCCAAGTATATCATGCAATCCACCGCCTAAACTCCCTCTGACATCTAAATCGATGTCTCACGTGATTAGGCTATTCTTTATTATTTCAATAAACGTAATGTCTGCTGGTAGCCAATTAATGCTATATAGTTCGTCCTTACTTAGCCATCTGGAAGCCTCTGCCTCTTTTTCCCATTGGCAACAATACACCAGAAGCAATACATGCTCAAATGAAATGACAGGTAATCATACTCGATTGTGTCAATAAATTTGCCAACCTCAATTTTCGCACCGAGTTCCTCTTGTATTTCACGAACAAATGCCTACTGTGGTGTTTCGCCTTTCTCAATCTTTCCTCCTGAAAATTCCCATTGACCTTTGAATTCACCATAACCTCTGGCAATAGCAAATATTTTATCTTCACTACGAGTAACCGTAGCTACTGCTCTAATCATTCTCATCATATCCCAATCAAATGAACTCTATCAGCTTCTTTTCCATACAGAATTCATAACCCATCTTCTTAACACCTACAGTGTCAAACGCCACCGCTATAGTTGTTCCATCAATTCTAGTAATTTTTCCAGTTCCAAAGGCTTTATGTTTCACTTGTTTTCCAACAATGTCTCTTGGAATTACTACTTGAGGCTTTGGCTCTGGTTTATGTATTACGGGAATAATTGGAGTTGACGTTTTACAACTGCGCTTTTTCTTTGCAGCAACAGTCTTAGCATATTCTGCGTCTGCATCTTTACCGCGCGTTTTGTAGTCCTCCATGTCTTTAAATACAAACATTGGCGGTTTCTTTACATCATTGTCTGGAACTGGTCTTATAGGGAACATCCATACTTTTCTATTTTCCCCATTATCACCTGGTTGTATTTCCATGTAAGGCCTGTTAACCAATTCAATTTTTCCGCAATAAACATATTCGCCAGCATCCATCACTTCAAATAGATGTACATCAACACCGTTGTATCCACACTCTGCAAGAGTTCTATTTTGCGCCCAGTTAATATCCTGATCTCCTAATTTTCCCATACCTGTATAATGAAGAATTCCTCCAATCCACTTATCATGGTAGATTCCTTTTGTATAGTCAGAAACAATCACTAATGTATTCGTTGTTTTTGAACGCCTCATACCACCCATATTCCCACATTTGAACGTATCGACAATATCTGTATTTTTTAATATTTGTCCTATTTTTAGACCAGGATTAAATACCATAACACAATCCTCCTTTTTGCAATACTTGCGAATCTCACAACATCCAATACACTGCCTAAACTCTCTCTGACATCTAAATCGGCGTCTAAACTATACACACTTTTTTCGATAAATCCGTATCTCCCTGTTTCCGTAAAGCGATTAGTTTAGACCTCGGATTGAATGTTTTCATATCCATATTTGCAAAAAAGACCTGAAATCAGGCCTTTTTCGCACATAATTACCTGACCTTAGACATCAGAACTACCGTCTCCACATGCCTTGAGACACCATTATGAATGTCTACCGTAAAGGGAAATAAATCTAAAGTTATTATAGTAATAGGGAAAATATCATTATTTACATTTTATCATAGAAATACAAAAAAGCCCGTAGTTTCTATCCTACGGACTAAAAATATTTATTCTATATCTCAACTTCAGACTGAAGTCCGGATTTGAATTCAACAACTACCTTATTATCATATATAGTTATTTTCTCAATAAGCCTCCTAACCAGCGTATCTGAATACTCTGTAATGGCTTGTGTCTGCTCTTCCAAAAAAGAAAACATATCATTTATTCTTTCCTGAAGTTCTATATTTTTGGCAGCCTTGGTCATAATATCGTGTTTTTCTTTTCTAAGAGTTATGATCTTATCTCCGATTTCATCGATTATTTTTTGTTCCTTCCCTGCTTCAAGAAGTTTTACCTGTAGATCCTTTATCTTTATATCTAACTTTTCCAAGCTTTCCTGTGAATCCTCATTTATAACGTCCTGAATAATCTCCATTAATATAGGAATAATTTCTTCTTTTTTATTAAATGTATCATTTACAGCAGTAAGCACTGCCGCCTGCAAATCTTCCTCTCTGATTGTCTTAGCAGGGCAATCAATTCCACTCGTTTTTTTCAAAACTCTACTCACGCACCTCCAAACCGTTGATTTACATCCTCTATTATTCCATTTTATTCTACGAAATATATCTCCACAGTGACCACAAAAAACTATACTGGATAAAGCGTATTTTGAACTGTAAATTCTCTTTTTACCACCGTTTAATATATTTGCTCTTCTGCTAATTTCAGCTTGCACCCTTAGAAATACATCTCTATCAATGATAGCCTCATGACTCCCTTCAACATAATACTTTGGTGCAATTCCATTATTAGCTACCCTCTTCTTTTCCAAAGTATTAAGTGTAAATGTTTTTTGAAGAAGTGCATCACCTATATATTTTTCGTTTGTAAGTATCTGTCTTATATTGCTTTCATGCCATCTTTTATTATGTGCTCCATTTAATATCCTATCTTTCTCTAAACTTCTTTTTATTTGTAAAAAACTTCTACCGTCCATATACTCAGCATAAATGCGTCTTACGATTTTTGCTTCTTCTGGAACTATAACAAGGTTACCTTCTTCATCCTTGGTATAGCCAAGAAATCGATTATGATTTATCTGTACTTTCCCTTGCTGATTACGGAATTGAATTCCAAGCCTCACATTTGCTGAAAGAGATTCTGATTCTTGCTGTGCAAGTGCAGCCATGATAGTCATCAATACTTCTCCCTTGGCATCTAAAGTATTGATATTTTCCTTTTCAAAAAATACAGCAATATTAAGATCTTTAAGTTCTCTAGTATACTTTAAGCAATCCACTGTGTTTCTTGAAAATCTGCTGATGGATTTAGTTAATATCATATCAATTTTTCCATCTTTTGCATCATGAATCATACGGTTAAATGCTTCTCTTTTGGTTGTGCTGGTTGCAGAAATTCCGTCATCTGCATAAATATCTACCAGTTCCCATTCTGGATTGCTCTTAATGTAAGAGGTATAGTGTTCTACCTGTACATCGTAACTTGATTCCTGCTCTTCAAACTCCGTAGATACTCTTGCGTATGCTGCAACTCTTAATTTTTGTGGCTTTTCTGTAGGTTTTTGCGTACCCACCATTCTTCTTGCAGGAATCATGGTAATATTTCTCGCAAGAATCATAAACTGCATCCCTCACTTTCAATTAAACTATAAGCATATTCTGCCTGCTTTTCGGGATCTTCATACTTGATGTTTATTTTAGGAACAAAAAACTTTGTATGCACTACTCCTTTTACAATTTTCCCTTGCTTTTTCCTATCCCTGCCTAAGATTTTTTCACGACGGATTCGTTCTTTTTCTACTTTTCCCATGATTTCTTCCGTTAAAATTGCAGGATAAAAATCATCTCCTAGATACCTTCTATTAAGCATCAATCTTTTCACACTGGAATGCTGCATTTTAAGGCCAACTGATTTTGCAGATGCTACAAATGACATTCCAGAAATATAATTATCACAAATTTTTTGTAGTATTTTGCCCTCTTTTTCATTTACTACCGCCTTACCATCAGCGATAGTATATCCATATGGTGTATGTTTCATCTTAAATCCTCTCTTTAAAAATAGGTCCAAATTTCATAACGAAACCAATCTCTGTTCTGCTGTAAACTATGATATGGTCAACATACTTTAAAAATAAAGCATCATCAAATTCTGTTATTATGTTTTTCTTTGCTGTATAACTTAAAATATCTTCTAATGACTTTTGTCTTTCATGACCACCACTTAAATTTTTGCTAATCAAATCTTGTTCCTTTGCTATCGTTTTTCTTTCTTCCTCAAGTCTCATGATTTCTTCAGAATTTACTGCAGGATCGAGCAATCCACTTGTAAAAAAATCCATCACTTGATTTTTTCTTTCTGTATTCTTCTCAAGCAAACTTTCAAGCTCTTCTAATCGACTTAACTGCATATCGTTACTACTTCTTTTTAAGTTCCTCTCTAAAGGTAATAAAACCACCTCTCTGGCACTTGATAGCTTATTCATCATAGTTGCAAAAGCTAATTTAATCGAATCTTCCGGGATTGTCTTCATGCTACACATATTTATATTTTTAATATGAGTATTACAGGCAAATCCAAAATAACTGTTTAACTTCACCCTTTTCCATTTGCCCCCACACTCGTCACATACAATCTTTCCAGATAAGGCATAACGATTTTTATATTTATCTGTATATTTCTCAATGCCTTTTTCTTTGCCATTTTTTTCGATTATGTTATTTGCTTTTTCAAAGGTGTCATGGCTTACAATAGGTTCATGATGGTCTTTAGCATAATACTGATTCCTTTCTCCATAATTTACATGATGCTTAAAATTCTCATCTGTAAAAGTTTTTTGAAAAATTACATCTCCTGTATATTTTTCATTCCTGACCATTCCATGAATAACACCACTACTCCATTTCTTACCTCGTTTTGATGGTATTTTCTTTTCATTAAGTTCTTTTGCAATTAAGCCTGGACTTTTCCCTACAAGTACTTCTGAAAAAATAAGTCTCACAATTTCAGCTTGATTTTCATCTATCACCATCTGTCCATCTATATTGTGATATCCATATGGAGGGTAACCTATTTTAAATGTTCCATTTTGGTATCTTTTTTGTATCCCCCACTTGTTATTCTCAGAAATTGACCTCGATTCACTTTCCGCCAGACTGGAAAATATAGAAAGCAGAAGTTCACTATCCATCTTACCAGTATCGATATTTTCCTTTTCAAAGAAAATATAAATACCTTTTTCACATAATTTTCTGGCTGTCTCAATACTATCTATCGTATTTCTGGAAAATCTGCTGATGGATTTCACTATAACGTAATCAATCTTTCCTCTTTCACAATCCTCCAGTAATTTCAAAAGACCATTACGCTTTTCCATATGCGTACCGCTTATACCTTCGTCAAAATAAAGTCCTGCATACTCCCAGTTAGGTCTTGCCTTTATATATTTTTCATAATGATTTTTTTGTACATCAAGACTAATCAGTTGGTCATCTCTATCCGTAGATACTCTGGCATAAGCAGCAACTTTCAGTTTTTTGTTTGCTTTTTTGTTCACCGGTTCAATTTTTGTTATCCGTTTCATTGTCTCACCCCCTTCTTTTTTCGGTATTACATATATCACTCTAAACACTATATATATCAAGCAATTTATGGCACTATTTTCGATAAAAAGGGCTGAAATTTAGAGCGGTTTTTTATCATGATTTTTTCAAATTCACTCGGTGTAATAAGCATATTAGCGAGAATTTTCTTTGCAAGTTCCTCAGCTAAAAGATAGTTATATTCCCTTTGAAGCTCTTCATCTGTAGGTTTTATCACATTTGTATTTTCATTAATATCTGTCAGTTCTTTTATCTGCATATATCCACCCCCATATTTTCTTGAGGTCACTTCCTCTAATAGTGAACGGACATAAAACTCTCATTTAAGAACCAAAAACAAAAAAATAAAGCCTACCAAGGATTTCTCCCCAGTAGGCTTATAGTTAAATATTCAGTTATAAGAGTTCATTTACTCTAATTTGTACTGTATTATAGTCATACCCTGCTCTTTCAAGTCTGTTTTTTCTATCTTGACCATTACCCCATTCTCCTCGGATAACCTCTCTCGCCAAGGTATCAATTGACTTGCCACTTGGCTTACTAGCACTCCCAGATAAAATAGCGTTTACTCTGTTTTGAACAGCATTGTAATCATATCCAGCTGTTCTAAGACGGTTTACTCTGTCTTGTCCATTACCCCAGTTGCCAGCAATGACTTCTCTTGCCAAAGTATCAATACTTTTTGATGAAGTGCTTTTATTTGAATATACTTCATTACCATTTGCATCATACACTTTGTATCCTGAATTTGAATTTACACACTTCTTCGCATTTTCAAGACTTCTAAAAGCACCCTTTTGACTCTTTGCATCACTCCATGATTTTCTTACCCTGTATAAAGAAGAAGTGCTCGTTCCACCAGAAGATGAACTATTTCCGGAAAGTCTTTTATTTACCTCACTTGCAATATATGAGAACTTACTACCAAGATATGATCCCGGACAATTTGTAGCAGCATACCATTCATGCTTTTGAAGTACACCATCTTTACCCCCTGTATAGGTGCAGTTTTTGATTCCGTTTCTCCTGCAGATATCAGTTACAAGGTCAATAAGTTTAGCAAGAACCATATCACTTACAGGCCAATTACCACCGTTGCTGGAATTAGATACTTCAATAGTGATTGCGCGATTGTCGCACCACGAAGATGATGTACACCAAGAACGATTACTCTCATCTACACAAAGTACTATCTTGTTATCATTTCCAATACCATAATTACAAGATGCTTGCCTTGATGTTGGTCTAAAAATATTACCGATGGTAGCTGCACTGATAGCACCTGCTGTATGATGGATTGCAATTTTTGTAATCGGCTGATTTCTGCGTCCGCTATGATTTGGACTTAGCATTGTCATATCTACTAATCTACTATTACTCATTTTAGTTTCCTCCTCTTTCCTTATCATGTAACTGTTCTAAAACTGTTTTTAGTTTGTCCGGTACCGGTAGCCCTAAATGTGCAGCGTTTTCAATAAGAGATAGCCCTTCATTTGATAGATAAAAGAAAATAACTGCAGTTCTAATGACACTTCCAGATTTGATAATCTGCATATCGATGATGTTAGCTATACCTACCATCATAAAAATAAGCACCTTTCTGCAAATTCCCTTAAAGCCTACCTCGCTGGATAATTTTTTATCTGCTACTGCACACATCACTCCTGTGATATAATCTGTTACTACAAATAAAAGAAGTGCAATGATTAGTCCATCGCACCCTCCTAAAAAATATCCCAGCCATCCTCCAACTGCTGTAAAAACAATCTGAATCATGTTCCAAAATTCTTTCATTTTAATTTCCTCCTTAAAATTTGTAATAAAAAAACAGCTATTATTAACTGCTAAAAATAAATCATTATGATTCTACTTTTTCTTTATTTTCTGCCTTCAGTTTAAGAATTTCATCATTAAGTTCTTTTTCTCTATTCTCATAGTATTTATCAAGACTTTCCCTAAAAGCATCCACTTCCAGTGAATTTTCACTTATCACAGCAGATCTTACATCAGCAAGTACACTTGAAAGAACACCTTCAACCATATAAGTTGGAATTGGTATTTTCTGTTGCAACGTTGAAATATGTGAACTTAACTCTCCTCTAAACTTCTGATAAGCAATCGCATAATTAATGGTTGGTTTCTCCATTGTTTCCCTCCTTATCTTTAAGCAGTAAATCTAATTTTCGGTTAATTTCTTCAAGAAGAATAATATTTCTATCATTCTTCACTTCCTGCTTTTTTGCCACATCTTTTTTCAGTGTCCCTTCGTTAATAACGACTTCATTTGTGTTAATAATTAATTCTGCCATTTTACATCCTCCTATCCGTAATAATTTAAATCCATAAGTATTCCATCCTTAAAAACCATACGTCCATTGGAACCCCACCTAGATACAGTACCATCCGAATTCATATCAAGTATCTGCACAAAGCTAATTGTAGCATTCACTCCAAATCCTGTTTCCCACTGTGGATCTACAATCTTAAATCCATGAGCATAAAGGTTACAACCAAGATGGATTCCATACTGGCTATAAATACTATTTGCTCTAGAAAAACAAAGCATGGTAGTATAACTCCCTGCATTTGCTGATTCTTCCTGTGAAAAAGCCATATATTTACCTTCGCTATCAAGGTCAAATACCAGCCCTTTATGTGAACTATTACCTTTCCATATATTAGTTCCAATCTTTCCAATATACTTTCCATCACGATAAAAGTGATTTCCGTTTTCATCAAATACGGCTCTTTTATGGCTATAGTCAATTGCGCCATTGTACAGTCCAATCTCCCTTGCAGTAATTTGCACATAGCTACTGGCATCATTAAATCCAAGTAAAAAACTGTAATAGTTTTGTCTCATAAAAGTCCCGAACTCACCTTTTTTAACCATTGATGAAATAGAACCCTCCACCACAGATATTTTTGAAATTGCAGTTTCTGCCTTTTCTTTCGCAGCCTCTATATCCTTATCCTTTACTCTCACCCAGTCAAAATATATAGAGGAACTGATGCTTTCAGATGATGAATATTTCCACAGTTTTCTAGTGTTATCCTGATATGGCGAGTGTTCAGACTCAGGATAATTACTTCCGGAAAGCTCTATTGTTTCTCCCGCGTCAGTTGGAAGTTTTGATACTGTTCCTACTATTTCTTTATATGAACTTGCCTTTTTTATATAGTCAACCTTAAAGCCATAGTAGTCATGACCGGATCCATCACATCTCCAGTAAAGCCAAAATTTATTTGACGGAATAAAAACTGTTTGACCGGAGATACTTGTACCACCACATCTTGGTATTGCATAAATTATTCCGTCAAGCTCATAAAATATCTCTACCCAGTCGTAACGCTCACTTTCTGTTCTGGAGCTTGCATTAAATTTAAGCTCAAGTACCTGTTTTTTTATGATATATCTATAGGCATATCCAGTGGTCGTATCATAGAAAAAATCTCCTATATGGCTTTTTCTTACCACTTCAGAATTCCAGCTATTTGTCGGTGCTCTTGATGAATTCGGTTCATATGTTCCATAATAGTTTCCGTTTTTTTGCTCAAGCCTTTGATTTACGGTTTCTACGCTTGCCTCGATTTTTCTATCAGTAGCAGAAAGCTTTGTATTTACTTCATTTATCGTATAGTAACTTTTAAGTTTCTTATCTGTATCTGAAATTGCCTCAGCCTTTGAATCAATGATTTTCTTTTCAACCTGTGATGTGTAAGAAACAGATAGTTTTTCAGCATCAATGGAGTGGCTCATGATTCTATCACCATAAATCATCCCATCAAGTGTCATACCGACAGCATATGGACCTTTATATCCGTTATGGCTTCCTCCGATACCGTTCATATTAATCTGTAGCACCTTGGTAGCCGTATTTTTATCTGGTGTATCCATATATAAATCTCTTAACCATCTGCCGGAAGAGTCATATTCTGTCAGCTTATACCCACCCGTTCCTATATGCATCTGAGCCTTGAGATTATCAATGGCACTTTGAACTCTCTCATTATCTATTTTTCTTGTAGTAATACCTTCTTCCTTTATCTGCCTTACTGCATCTTGAGAACTTTGGATATAGCCTTTACTCTGATTACTCCCAAGCACCACTTTAATTTCACCAGGCTTTTGAAGTGGAATTGTCTGTTTCATCACCGGAAATATTCTATCCATTCCAAATGGATAGGCTCTGCACCTTACCCTATCCCCACATTCTATAGTTTCTGTAGAGATTCCAAATTCTGATAAATCCACAGCCGAAAGGTTTAGCTCCACCTTTTCAAACTGATTATCCTTTAGCCATTCAGAGCCTTTTCTTAAAAGATTTGCAGGAACTGTCACATCTTCCCAGCGTACTACCTTACAAATCCATCCAAATTCAGCTATTGCCTCTTTTGAAACAAGATAGTTCTTACCATTATTTACTGAAGTAATATCTGTATATTGTTTTAGGACAGCATTAGCATCACCTTCTATTTCCTTACCAAGTGGGATGATGGCTGTTGCCACATCTTCTGCAGATAAGTCTTCTGTATAATCAAGAAGATTTACCCCAAATTCAATGGACTGCTTAGTAGCTTTCCCCATTTCTTCAAGTCTTAAATAATCAAGGATTAAGTGAGTGCCTTCTCTTCTTAGTTTCAAGTAGCCACCAAGTTTTTCTACCATCTTTGTCATAATTGCTTCGAAAGTTGTTTCATAATTGGTGTAGCGATATAAGGAATCATTTGGATCGGTAACAGTAACTCTTCCAAGCCTTATCTTTTTTCTTTCATCCACTTTTTCATTATGAATCTCTAGAAACCTTGATAAAAGCTGATGAGGCGTCTGATTATGGTATTCCATCTGAGGCTGAATACTATCAGCCAGATATGATAAAAGACCTACGCACTGGACTTTCTTATTTCCACGCAGGTCTTTCGTTTGTTCTCTGACTTCACCGATAAATATTTCTCTTTCATCTCGGTATACACTGACAATAGATTTTCTATTGTAGATTTTTTCATAATATGGGTTTTTAGGCGGGCATATAAAGCTAAGCGAACCTGCCGTATTTAGCTCCAAATTAAGCGTAGAACTTATAAGGACTGCTTTTTCATCACCCGGATAATAGATGATATTCCCATCCATCATAATTTTATACACTTATAGCCACCCCCTCTTATATGAGATATCTAATGTACTGCTACCTGTAAAGGAAAGTACTAAATTCTTTCTTCCACGAACTTCGGGAAATCTGCTCATGCCTTTAGGTAAAGTAAACTTCTTTCCTTCAAAGTTTAAGATTAGAACATTTTCTGTTTTATTGTTAAACTCAGGTACAATCATCATATCTGAATCAAAAGTAAGCGTTATGGATTTACTACTTGTAATAGCAATTTTATCAATCCTATGAATAAATTCACCATTTTTCAAATCTTCTAGCCTATACTTATATGGCTCAAGCTTATAATCCAAAGTAATCAGTGAATAATTTTTATCTGACTTAAATTCACTCACCCAAAGTCTCCCTTGATATACATAGTCTTTTTCCGTATCAAGTATGAGATTTATCTTTTTACCATGAACTGTGCTTAGAAGTTTTCTATAAACCTCCTGCCACTTGTCCATGTCAGAAACAAGAAACTCGAAGGATCCTGTTCTCATTTCATAGATTACTTCACCTGTAAGGCTTTCCGTTATATCAATTTCACCTTGTCTTCCCGGTATATCAAGATACTCTAGCTTTGGTGATGGTAAGTTAACAACCGGCTTACTTGTTGGAACAAGTCCAAAGTCTTTATAACTATGAAATTCTCCTATTTTCATACCATACATGCTTACCACCCCCTTGCCTTTCTATTTTGCAGTTTACCAAGTGCCATATCCATCTGTGGTGCAATTCCTCCTACAAGTTCTCCAGAGTCAAGTACAATACTTGTTTCTGCAAATTGTGGAAAATAGGTATCCATGATGGCTAATACTCTGTTCATCACACTTAACAAATCTCCATTTGCTCCGGCTGTCATATTTTGAAGAGTATCAAGTCCCATGATAACTTCCGGACCCGTCTCTCCACCTCCAAGGAGATGTCCACCTTTACTACCAAAAATAGTTGCTCCATTTAAAAGCATTGGCTTATTCATAGCCTTTTTATACCAGTCAATAGATAGGTGCGGCACAGATGGTGGTGCTAAAGAAAAGTGTCCACTAATGCTAAAATGAGGCAGTTTAATATGTGGTAACTTTAGGCTAATGCCAGCAAAGAAACCTTTAATGGCATCAACCAGATTTTTGACTTTATTCTTTGCCTCCTCAATCGGTGTAACAATGGCACTCTTGATACCGTTCCAAATAGAAACGGCTGTATTTTTTATTCCATTAAAGATAGCACTTACTGTACTTGATACTGCATTAAATACTGATGATACCTTTGACTTTATTCCATCCACCACAGAACCGATTATACTTTTGATTCCATTCCATACATTTGTTACAACTGTTTTTACTGCATTAAAGATTGTAGTAATTACAGTTTTTATAGCATTAAGTACTGTTGAAATCATATTACTGATTGCATTCCATGCAGTCGTAATGACAGTTTTTATGGCATTCATAACTGTAGATATAAAGGTGCTAATTACATTTAATACCGTCATTACTACAGTCTTTATTGCCTCCCACACAGCCATAATGGTTTCTTTACAGTTTTCCCAAATAAACCTAAATGGTAAAGTTATGAGTTCAAAATAACTTTTTATAAGTTCCACAATAAACATCAGTGCTACAGTCAGTACATTTTTTATCGTTTCCCAAACTGTAGTAAAAATATTAACTAAGCCTTCCCATATTCCCTTAAAGAAATCTGATATACTTTGCCAGATACTCATAATTGCAGTTGATACTGTTTCCCATAAGCCTTTAAACCACTCTGTAATTGCACCCCAGTTTTTAATAATTGCTATGATGGCTACAACTGCTGCAATAATAGCTGCGATAATAGCTATGATTGGAAGAAGGGATACATTAAGAGCACCAAAGCCTACTGCTGCCCCTCCTGCTGCAGTACCAGCGGCTGCTGTTCCGGCTGCACTTGCACCACCTGCTACTCCTACCGCTGTGGTTGCTGTTGCTGTTCCTCCAAGTAATCCAATAAGACCTCCAAGAGCAGATGTAATTGTCCCAACTGCAGTGATGACTTTTCCAATAACTACAAGTACCGGTCCTACCGTTGCAGCAATAAGTGCTATCTTTACAATAGCCTGTTGCATACCCGGAGATAGGCTATTCCACTTTTCATTTAAAGACTTCATTGTTTCAGCAAATTTTTCAAGCATTGGCTGAAGAACTGTCATCAGTGAATTTCCAACATCAGCACCTACAATCTTTAGACTGTTCATTGATGTCTTAAACTTATCTATAGGATCTAAGGTTTCATTAAAAGTTTTATCCACATTTCCAATGTTATCTTTTAGAGATGTGCCTAGTTCTTCAAAGGAAAGAGAGCCGTTTTTACAAGCCTGATAAATTGCTCCGCCTGCCCTTTTACCAAAGAGTTCATAGGCTACTTGTAACCCTTCTGTATCAGATTTTGCATTAACCATGCTATCTTGGATATCTTTTAGTGCCTCTTTCATAGGCTTTCCATTTGCAGTCGCATTGGCAAGCGCCTTTGTCAGACCTGTCATAACCTGTGATGTATCTGCTCCTGACATTTCAACATTGCCTAAGAAATTAGCTGCATCACTTGCTGAAAACCCAAGTTGCTGTAAGGCTGCAGAGTTTGTTACCATGCTCTTTGCAAGGGTATCCATGCTGATGCCGGTTCTTTGTCCGACAGCATTCATAGTATCAAGAAGCGCTCCTGCATCTTCTGCCTTAAGGCCAAAAGCAGATATGACCTTTTGGGTATTATCAATAGCAGTGGATACATCCGTATTATTAAGTTGGGCAAACTTAATAAACTTTCCAGATAAGTCTTCTAACTTTTGACCTGTAAGACCAAATCTGGTGTTTACCTCTCCGATTGCAGCACCTGCTGTTTCAAAGTCTGTAGGTATGGATGTGGCAAGGTTTTTCATGCTATCTTGCATTTCCTTTAAAGCCTTACCGGATGCACCCGTCTTTTGAGTGATAATGTCCATTCCCTTATCTACCTCATTAAAGGCAGACAGTGAAGCAGCACCCATCGCTACGATAGGTGCTGTGACATGAGTGGATAGACCTTTACCAACTTCGGTAGTCTTATCCCCGACTGCTTTAATTTTATCTCCTGTCTCTTTCATAGAAACAGATAAGGCTGACGGTACTTTTTTTGCCTCTTCTTCAAGTGCCTTTAGGTTGTTTTCTGTTTCAATAATTTCTCTTTGCAGAGCATCATATTTGTCTTGTCCAAGTTCTCCATTTTCTAGCTGTACTTTTGCCTGCTTATCTGCTTCTTTTAAAGCATCCAGTTTATTTTTTGTTTCAGAGATTTCCTTTTGCAGTAACTGCTGCTTTTGAGCAAGCAACTTTGCATTGGAAGGATCAAGTTTAAGTAGCCTATTCACATCACGGAGCTGTGACTGCGTATTTTTTATTGTAGAGTTTACACCTTTTAAGGCTTTATCAAGACCTGTTGTATCTCCACCAATTTCAACAGTAATTCCCTTTATTCTATTGGCCACCCCGTCACCTCCCTTCTAAAAAATGGGGATAAAAAAGACACCTACTGTTACGTAAGTGCCATAAAAACAATTTAATATTTAATTAGACGAATCTCTGATCTATATTTCTTTTTTTACTTTTCTCAAAATATAGGAATTTCTCCTTTATAATTTAGAGATTTTTCCAATAAAGGTCCTTTTGCTCCCATAGTAAATGCAATATCACTACTTCGAATAGAGAGTAATTCCATACCTATTTGTAAGCCCAAAAATCCCATCATTTCTTCTGTTAATTTTATTTTACCATCCGGTGATATGCTTATCCAACAGTACCATCTACCTTTATACTTCACAAACTCACCTGAATTAGTTGTATATTCTAAAAGTAATGGTGTTTCTTGCAATATATGTCCTAATTTTGAAGGATAAAGTAATTTTTTTGTAGTAACACAGAATCCACCAGTTCTTTTACTTCCAGTAAACAAATAAATCTTATCATCATTGGTAATTTTATATTCTTCTATTGCCTGCGTTGGAAATTGAATAGTACCATCTAAACGAATAGTTGACTTCCCAAAAATAAACTTACCACCTTTATTCATTTGCGGCATTATATTGACTCACCTCCCCCAAATTCACATTTATCTTATTGATTATTATAGCATATTTTACGATAAATTAGAATCTGTCAAACTCAGCTTGCCCCGCAACCTTACTGTATTTTACTCCATCATTTGCTTTCTCTGTCCAAATATCAAGTACCATACCTATGGTTAGTAAATCAAGTTCAGAAATACTTAGCCCTATTTCCACGCACCTTAGTAGAAATAGGGCCGTTGTCATTTCCCTGCTACTTTTTGGAAGTTTTTTTTAGACTGAACTTCTGTCTCAAGATTTGCTCCCCAAAGTTCAAGAATTTCAGGCAAGATTTCATAAATAGAAAACATTTCAAACTGATCAAGCCAATCATCAATATTCCCCGGAATACTCCTATCCGCATGATAAGCCATGATGTATGCTACATTTTCAAATATCTCAAGGTCATCAATTTCAAAAGACCCCTCATGTGCTTTGAAAGTTTTTTCAAGCTTTGAAAGGTCTTTGAAAATATCTCTCTTAAATTTAATTCTATATAGCCTTGGAATGGTCGCAGATGAGCGAAACTTTACATCAAGTTCTCCTACTCTTACTGTTTTCTCAAGCATAACTTTCCTCCTTATTTTCCTGAAGGCTTAGGTGTTTCAGAATTAGCCTGTGGTACATAAACGCTCTTATACCAATTAGCATAGGTATCAGCAGATGTGGTATCCCCTGTTCTTGATTTTACAAGACCATCCTCTCTTGGATCTGCTGTAAGCGATAGTGTTTCTGTTCCAGGTTCAATCGTATCTTCCTTCGTTTCAGATTCAATTGATGGACGAGATGCAGAACAGTTATATAGGACGTGCCTAATTGCATTGATATCACCATCAAACTCAAATAATAGTGCAAACTTTTCTGTTTCTGACACATTCGCCTTTTCTACAAGCACTCCATTTTTATCCAGTTCTTCTTTCAGAATTTCTGTTCTAAACCATTCTGGAATAAGTGCTATCTCAAGGTCACCACTATATCCGTTATTAGCAGTAGACCTAAAATAAACAATGCCATCAGCATAAAATGGACTTGATTCTCCTTCTGCATCAAGACTGATACTGACGGCTCCCGGCACCCGCTTTGGACTCTCATAAGTAAATGCACCACTTGTATCTTTTTTCAGCTTTGCAGCATGAACATTTTTAAGGTTATATTTTACTTTATTTCCCATTTGTCTTTACCTCCATTTCAAATATATATAAGACTTCATAGAGCTTTTCAGACTCTATAAAGACTTCTGATTTGTTATAAAAAATGCCATGCTCATCGAGCACAGCTTCTATCTTTTCTTCTATCTCAGGACTCTTGTAGTCCGTATAGACTTCAATATGAACTTCATTTGCTTTAAAGTAGACCCTTCCATCTGCTGAAAAGTTATCGCTTGCTGGCAAGATGTAAATAAGAAAAGGTGGCTTAGGTGATTCACCTTCAGCAAAGTGATGATATGCACTAGGAAGTCCAATTCTTTTTATGATTTCAAGTAACCTATCCATTTGAAATAGCCTCCTTAATCTCTTCTTCAAATACTTTTATAGCCTTTTCTTCAGCAGCTGCAATATGTGGTCTAGCAGACACTCTACCTCCACCACGCTTTGCATGACCAAACTCAAGAAGATGGGTGAGCTGATATCTATTTTTAGAATGAACTACAAGTTCCAGACTGTTTGATGTTTCTCTCACAGTTTTTACCGTCCAGCTTTTACCATACTTTCCTGTATCACTTGGTGCATTAGTACTGATTTCATCACGCACTGTCTTTCCAGCTTTTTGAACTGCTTTTTTCACATTTTCAGTTGTAACATCAGCATATTTTTCAAGCTCCTTCATCACTTCAGATGAAAGACTATCAATTTTTACCTTGCTCATCTCTCGCACCTCTTACAATGAAGTTTTATGCTTTTCTTCCTGTAGTTCATGTGGTCAATTCCTTCAATTTCATAAATATCATCATAAAAAATAACCCTATAACCAATGGAAGATAAGATCGATACTTCCTTACTGTAGCGAATAGTAAAGTCAATTTTACTTTCATCCCAGATAGCACCACTGCTTGTTTCTTCCTTTGGGCTTTCACTGCTGATAGTTGCATAGCAAGAGTAATATTTACTCCATACATTTTTGTGGTTTCCGATTTTATCTACTTCCACTATGCTTTTTTCTATGATAATACGTTTATTTAATAAAGCTATATTCATTTTTCTACCTCCGTTACACAAATCAAAGAAAAATGTTCTTGTGCCCAGCGATAGAAACACAGAAATCTTTGATTTCGTTTTGTTTCATCGAAAGGGTACATTAGAATCCCGCCTTTCTTACTCCAAATAGCATAGACCTTAGCGTAATCGTTAGTTCATGATGGTCAGCTTCTTCTCTATGTTCATAAAGATAGGCAGTCCCGTATAGTACTGCCACCTTATATTCGTCAAAACTATCTTTGATAACTTCATCTTCCTCTTTTCTTACAATGGAAAGACACATTTTTTCAGCAGACTTTATAAGGGTGCTAATTAAATCATCATCTTCACTTGTGTCCACCCTCAGATAGTTTTTCATTTCTTCAAGACTTACAACCATAACTAGCACCCTCCCTTCCTTTATTTTGCTTTTACAGTAAGAAGATGAACAGCTTCCGGAAGAATGAGTTTCCCGTCTACTCTTTCCTTTGCGATAAATCCTGTAGTATCCGTTTCTGCATAAAGTTCAGTAAGTTCCTGCATTGACCTTGTTCCTCTGTCTGCAATGTTGTAATATGAAAAATCACCAAATGCAATAGCAGGTTTTCCTGCTTCTACTATTGGTGCATACGCTGAAGTAAATACCGGATAACCAAGAAGTCTATCAGGCTCTCCTTCCTTAACGGAAGGCTGCCACATATAGTTTCCATTTCCATCTTTGAGTTTTCTAATGATAGCAATGGTCTGGTCATTCATGATGAACTTTGCCTTTTGACGGTATGGTCTTCCAAGAGCATACACAAGACTGATAATATCATCAGAGGAAATAACTGCACCTGCTGTTGTTACATCGCTCATAGCTCCGCCATCTTTATGGAAAATTCCAAGAGGTTTTTTCTTACCATCTCCATTAAGGAAGGCATCTTCCTCGGCATTACCCATTGCCTTACCAAACTGCTCTATAATATAGCTTTCAAGAGGGAACATACTGTCATGAAGAAGTTCATTTGTTACCTTAACCCCTACAACAAGTTTAAAGGCATCAATGGTAATCTGTCCGAATGTTGCATCTGAAAATGGAATTTTACCACCTTCTTCAACCCAAAGGGCTGCAGGCTTTGTTGCCGTTACTGTAATTCTATGAAGACCTGATGTTGTAATCTTTGTTCCAAGAGTTCTCATAATGTTGTTTTCTTTTAGAACATCAATAAGTCTCTCATCATATTCTTCCGGAACAAGATAGCCTCCATCGGTATCTACCCCTTCCTGCAAAAGGTTAGTGACCTGCTTAAAGTTACTTCTGATTGCCTTAAGCATATCCTTTCTGTATTCGTCCGATGCTCTGCCTTTTTTCTCTGGTTTATCATCTTTTCCATCCATAGGTTTAGATACAATGGCTGAATTGATAGGTTTAGATAATTCTTGTTCCATCGCCTCCATCTGCTGAAGTCTTTCAATCTCTAAGCTATAATTTTTTACTTTCTTCTCCATTTCATCATAGGTATTTGCATCTTCTTCAGAAATAAGCCCATCTTTATCACGTTTGCTTTCAAGGAAAGCCTTAGCACCTTCCCATGCCTTATTTCTCTTTTCAATCATTTCTAAAATCTTACTCATAGTTTTTTACCTCCAATTTTTCATTAAAAAAAGACGGTCCATTAACTTGTCCGCCTTGATACCTGTATTTGTTTCTTTACTTTCTATCTTGCATTTAGCAGCTAACTTATCCATAAGTGAATTAACCACCTGCGCTTTTGAATACATCATACTTACCTGTGGAACTTCCATGTCCTTTGCATCACTTCTTTTTAAGATGTCATCTGCAAAGCCAAGCTCCACTGCTTTATGTGCATCCATCCAAGTTTCCGAATCCATTAGATGGGATAGTTTTGCTCTAGACATTCCAGTCTTAATTTCATAAGCGTTGATGATGGATTCTTTCACTTCATCTAGCATCGAGATTGCTTTTTCCATCTCACCCTTATTCCCAAAAGCTATAGTCATAGGATTATGAATCATCAGCATGGATACCGGGCTCATTAAAACCTTTGTACCTGCCATTGCAATAACCGATGCAGCACTTGCTGCTATGCCATCAATCTTGACTGTGACATTACCCTTATAATCAATTAACATATTGTAGATTTGAGCTGCTGCTACACAGTCACCTCCTGGAGAATTAATCCAAACAGTAATATTTCCATTTCCCCCATTTAACTCTTCCTTAAAAAGCTGTGGTGTAACATCATCATCAAACCATGACTCTTCTGCTATCGTTCCATTAAGGAATAGGATGCGTTCTGTCACTTCCTCTTCGTTTTGGTTTTTCATTTGATTCTTCCACTTCCAAAACTTCTTCATTAGGTTCTTCCTCCTTTACTCTATCACCTGCAAATGCTCCTGCACGATTTAGTGGGAGCATATTTCCATTTATGAGATATAAATCCCCTCCTTCTTCACTAGGAATATGGTCTAGGTTTTCTAATTCTCTAATATCATTTGCAGACATCCATCCATTTTGCCTGCCGATAGCATAACCATTCATACGACTTTGGTAGTCTCCACGAAGTAAGCCATCCACATTGAACTTCACATAGTATTTTTTCTTTTCTTCTTCACTAAATAGCCTTCTGACAATAGCTTGCTCCCACCTTGCCACCCAAGGATCAAGGGTGTATTTTACAAACTCTAGTGATTGTTGCTCGATATTAGAAAAGCTGGACTTTTCAAGGTCACCTACCATATGAGGTGGAACTCTGAATATTCTAGCTATCTCATTGATTTGAAATTTTCTTGTTTCTAAAAACTGTGCTTCATTGGGAGATATGGAAATCGGTGTATACTTCATTCCTTCCTCCAAGATTGCTACCTTATGTGAGTTACTTCCTGAAAAACCTTTAGACCAGCTTTCTCTCATTGCCTGTGGGTCTTTTACTGTTCCTGGATACTCAAGTATTCCAGATGGCGTTGCTCCATTTGCAAAGAAACTAGCACCGTATTCTTCTGTAGCTATTGCCATACCTATCGCATTTTTAGCCATTGCAATCGGACTGTATCCGACAAGCCCGTCAAAACCAAGTCCCGGAATATGAAGAACATCACTTTGATTTAGCTTAACCGTTCCCTGTTTTCCAAGATTGGAATCTCCATCACTTACCAGATACTCGTAATAGATACTGCCTTTATCATCCCTATCTACTTTCATCCTGTCAGGCATAAGTGGATAAAGACCCAACACCTCACCTTTTCCGTTTCTTATTATCTGAGCATAGGCATTACCCCATAAAAGTAGATGTGTCATCATGGTTTCCCTAAATACAAAACTTGTCATTTCAGGATTTGGTTCATCATGAAGAACTTTATATAGCGGATGGTCTATTGCTTTTTCAGTTCCTGAATCTGTCCGTAGATAGACATGAAGTGGAAGGCTTGCGACTGCCTCTGATAAAATACGAACACAGCTATATACTGCTGTCATCTGCATAGCAGAGCGTTCATTTACTCTTCTCCCGGATGATGAACCCTCCATTAGAAAGCTATATGCACTTCCATTTGTTCTATTTATTGGCTTATCTCTACTTTTGAATAATCCGGTTAATATTCCCATTCACATCCCTCCTATTTTTTCATAGAAAAAGCACCTACTACTGAAGTAGATGCTTATCGTTATGTTCTCTCATTACTTTATTTTAATAGCCATTCAATTACATCAATAGATTGAATTCCATCATATTCATCGTCAAGTGCTTTATCTAAAGTAATAACCATTTTTTTATAATTATTATGGATTTTTTGTAAAGGTTTTAATTCTCTTTCTCTGACCGATTCATTTTTCATACTTTCAGTTACTTGAATATACATTTTTTTATTTGCATTTGTAGCAATAAAATCGACCTCTAAATTATCAATTTTTCCAATTGCCACATCAAACCCACGTCTTAGCAATTCAAAGTAAACCATATTCTCTAAAGCATGTCCTCTGTCTCTATCTCTAAACCCAAGTAAATAATTTCTTAGTCCAATATCCACTATATAATACTTGCCAAGTGTTCTTAGATACTCTCTTCCCTTTATATCAAATCGCTTAACATCATAAAACATGTATGATTCTTTTAATGCCCCTACATATGATGCAATAGTTTGCGTTGCCGGTTTTCCTTGTCTTTCACGATTTTGAATCATGTTTTCAGATACAAGCGTATTGCTTACCGAATTAAGAGATGTATTATTCCCAATATTATCGGCTAAAAATAATATGATTTTTCTAAGTAATTCTGCATCTGTAATTTGTCTTACTCCTCTTCTTTTTTCGCGTTCAAGGATATCTCTAACAACTACAGTTGAATATACTCCATCGAGTAAAGTCATCGCTTTGTCTTGTTCAAGCCCAACATCTGCTATCCCAGGCATACCACCATATCGCATATATGCATCAAATAAGTCTCTGATTTCAACAATTTCATCATTCTCATTTACGGCTCTTTTTTTCTTTTCTCCAATTGGTGTTTTATATTCCTTTAATTTATATCCATGAAAATCTATAAATTCCTTAAATGATAATGGATACATTTTTATTTCTACATACCTGCCAGATAAATATGTAGAGTATTCCGATGACAATAGATATGAATTGGATCCAGTTATATATATGTCGCAGTCAAAATCAACTCGAAATGAATTTATAGCATCTTCCCATCTTTCTATCCTTTGAAGTTCATCAAAAAATAAATAAGCCCTTTTTGTAGTTGGAATTTTTTTCTTTACATATTCATATAATTCTTTGTAATTCATCTCTTGAAATTCAAGGGATTCAAAATTTATTGCAATAATCTGATCTTGTTTAACTCCAGAATTTAAAAGATATTCCTGCATTAGTTTTAATAAACTTGATTTTCCACATCTTCTAATTCCTGTTATAATCTTTACGGGTTCTTTGTCTTTAAATGCAATCAATTGATTCAGGTATATATTTCTAGTTTTTAACTTTCTCTCATAGTGCAACATACCATATCCCTCCTTTTTGATTACATTATACCCTAAACTTTTATTTTTATCAAGTTTGAGGTATCAATTCCCTAAACTTAATCTTATTTCAGAAAATCAATTTTTCTGAAATAAGGATGACTCTTCCCTATCTATATTTCAAAAACAGATACCTACATAAATACACTCCCTCTTTCTTTCGCCTAATTGCAGCATATTTTTAGGCGATTGTTAAGAGTTTAGGCGATTATTTTATATTTAGTACTTTCTTCTGTGCATTATAAAAGCAAAAATAACGGACAAAAGCAAGTTTTGAAACTACATAAACAAAATACCTCTGCTGTCATATACACTTTCTGTATTTTGATTCCCACACCTAATCGCCCTATCAAGTGCCATGATGGTGGCAATTGCACCATCAATCTTTTCTGTGGATTTTTCTTTATCTGCTTTGATATTTCCTGCAGGGTCTGTCCTAATAAATATGTTATCCATATTCCACCTAAGTACAGGATGACCACCGTGAGCAAGTTTTTGTTCTAGTGTTAATTTCATAAGTTCTTTGGTAGGCGGACTCATATCCTTAAAGCCCTGTCCAAAAGGAACTACGGTAAAGCCCATATTTTCTAGATTTTGTACCATCTGAACAGCACCCCACCTATCGAAGGCAATCTCTCTGATATTAAATTTTTCTCCAAGTTTTTCTATAAAACTTTCTATATATCCGTAGTGCACAACATTGCCTTCAGTCGTTTGAATATATCCTTGTCTTTCCCAAATATCATAAGGAACATGGTCACGCTTTACCCTTAAATCAAGTGTATCTTCCGGTAACCAAAAATAAGGAAGAACTATAAATTTATCTTCCTCATCTATTGGTGGAAATACAAGTACAAATGCAGTGATATCTGTTGTAGAGGAAAGGTCAAGTCCTCCATAACACACTCTTCCTTCAAACTCATCTTCATTTACTACAAAGGAGCAGGCATCCCACTTATCCATTGGCATCCATCTTACCGCTTGTTTTACCCACTGGTTAAGTCTTAGCTGTCTAAATGAATTCTCCTCCCCCGGATTTTGCTTTGCCGATTCGCAGGCTGCTTTGACTTTATCAATTCCAACAGTAACTCCAAGTGATGGGTTTGCTTTCTTCCATACTTTTGGATCTGTCCAATCGTCAGTTTCATCTGCTCCATAAATTACAGGATAAAAAGTAGGATCTATTTTTCTTCCCTCTAATATATCCTTAGCCTTTTGATGAGTTTCATAGCAAATGGAATGTGTATCTGTTCCTGCTGTTGTGATTAAAAAATATAGAGGCTGTGTTCTTGCATCCCCTGAACCTTTTGTCATTACATCAAAAAGCTTACGATTGGGCTGAGTATGAAGTTCATCAAACACAACGCCATGAATATTAAACCCATGCTTGGAATATGCTTCTGCAGACAAAACTTGATAAAAGCTATTCGTTGGCTGAAATATGATTCTCTTTTGTGATGCTAATATCTTTACTCTTCTATTTAATGCCGGACACATACGAACCATATCGGCAGCCACATCAAAAACGATTGTTGCCTGCTGTCTATCTGCTGCACATCCATATACTTCAGCTCGTTCTTCCCCATCACCACAACAAAGAAGTAAGGCAACAGCAGCTGCAAGCTCACTCTTACCCATCTTCTTTGGGATTTCAATGTAGGCTGTATTAAACTGCCTATATCCATTTGGTTTTAATACGCCAAATAAATCTCGTATGATTTGCTCCTGCCATGGAAGTAAATGAAATGGCTTACCTGCCCATGTGCCTTTGGTATGGCTTAGGCATTCAATGAAATTTACAGCATAATCTGCATGGTCTTTGCTATAAATAGAATCTTTTAATTTAAATTTTGTAGTCTTGTATTTTGCCATCAACTCACCCCCTTTTAGGCATAAAAAATACAGCCCTTTGGCTGCTACTACGAGAAACAGAGCCTAGGCTCTGAAATTCAGTTTTGTTTTAATGCCCACTCAATTGCGTGACCATCATCTTCAAATCTTTCTTCGCTTACTTCCCTTAGTCCAATAAAACCTTCGCATGAATGGTCATCATCTAGGAATTCATAAACTGCTGCAAAGTAGCAATTTCCATCTGGGTGATAGTAGTGTCCTACAAGAATCACCCTATCTCCAAAGGTTATGACCTTACCCCATCTCGTTTCTAAATCTTCCGGTGTTGCCTGTGTTGGTATCTTATAATTATTTGCTAAATATATCATTTTGTTCATCTTATTTTCCCTCCAATTCTAAGAATTCATCGTAGGTGATAAGACCTGCATCGTAGAGTTCATAGTTTTCATTTTCCTTATAGAATTCTCTTTCTTTTTCTTCCCTTGCTTTGGCTCTTTTTAGGTATTCGTTCCAGCCAATCTTGCCTTCATCATAAAGTTTTCTTTCAGGCTCTCCTTTATAAAGGGCTGCTTTCTTCTCGTTTAGCTTTCTTGTCGCTTCTCTAAAAATTTCTTGCTTTGTCATTGTTTTTTCCTCCTCTTGTTTTGGTATATTTATATTCCCGTACTTTGAAGGATATAGCAAGTCATTTTCCAAGAAAAGTGTAGTATTTTTATAGCAATTTACACCATCTTTTACTTATGGAAATTACATAAATAATATAAATTTCATAGTAAAGCTACTTCTCATCTCCATACAAAATGAAATTGACATAGGCTTTTCTATCTTCTTCTAAAAAATCAACTAACTCGTAAAAATCCATTTCAAAGGCGATTTTCTGAACAGCCTTTACATCAAACATATTTGTTAGACCTGTTTTTCTAATTGCTAGGATTTGTTCTTTAACCTTATCGTTCATCTGAAACCCTCCTACAGGAATCTTCACCATAAGCTACACTTAGGCTACTTCCGTTATCCCAAGAAACCATAATAGAGCCAATATCATCAATCCCCCTTACTGTTCCTTTTGTACCAATAGGCGGTGCCTGGATATCCTCCATAAAGACAAGCTCTACTCTAGTTCCAACTGGATACCTTTTTCTTAATTCTTCAACAACCTCTTTACTTGGAAACTTCATCTTTATGACCTCCATTTCTAAAAGCTGATGATCCTGAAAGCTTTTCAAGAAGTAATTTTCTATCCTTCTTAAATTCATCTCCGATAAAACCAAGTCTTAAAAGAAAACATCTAAAGGCATATTTTTCATTTATAACTTCTTTGGAAAATTCGTTAATGCGTTTCGCACCCACACTCATCTTACAAAGTGCAGCAATAAATTTTGTATATGTCATTAGATGTTCGTTATCGATATTTTCAAACCAGGGAAAACTTATCTTTTCTTCATCTTCCTCTATCTCAAGGCTTGTAACTCCCAGTGTCTTCTTGATTAAATCCCCCTTATTTTCAAGAATTTTATTGAGTTTGGCTAAATCTACCTTTTCCCTTGGTATTGCTACTGTAAGGCTTTGTGTGGCGTCGTGTTCGCTTTTACTTTCTTCCTCGGGTATAAAGCCGTCTCCGATAAGATTATGCACCAATTTTTCTAATGCAAAATCATCTTCACATAAAACTGTCCCCGTCTTATCAATTGTAAAGATTCCAATTTCATACGCCATGCTTGGCATTCCTAAATACTTGGATTTTTCATTTGTGATTCTTTCAATCCCTTTGACAAGCTCTTTTCTTTCTTTACCTGTAACATTAAATTTTACTTGCACTTATCTTTCCTCCTTTAGTTTTGGTATGTGTATATTCCCGTACTATCAGAGATTTATCAAGTTATATCTGTTCTTTATTCAAAGTAAAAGTGCTTAATTCCTGCAAGTACAAAGCATACATTAGGAAGTGCTACACCATTACCCCACATTTTGTATTCTGCTGAATCTGTATGAGGATTAGCTAGCCATTTTCTTATCTGTTTTTCACTTCTTGGTTTAGTAGATTTGGTTACAGTTTTTCTATAGGTTTCAAAAACTTCTGCCCAAAACTTCATCTCTTCTTCTGTTGGATTTTCGCTTTCAAGATTATCGCACCAATCGTCAGGAAAACCCTGAAGTCTACCACATTCTTTTGGAGTAAGTCTTCTTACAATATATCTTTTTCCATCTGTATCATTTACCACCGGAGGATCCTTATAGTCACTTGCAACTAAAGTATTAGCTATATTTTCCACTGCCTCAGTATGATGTGAATTTTTACTTGTTGAGTAGACAATAGCAAGTCCTCCTTGATTGGCATCCGGTGAATTTAATCCAGTATTTATTGTTCTTGCCACATCTGTTTCATAGATATTAGCCCTATGATTTTTTGTATTTTCTGATGTGATTCTTACATCAAATATATCCACTTTATCTTCAACTACAAAAGGCTGGTTATTTCCACCAGTTCCAAGGCTTGCTCCTATGGTATTACTAATATCAATCGGTCCTTTAAACCTAGAATCTTGTCCATGATTTTCAAATACAAGGGGCGGATGGTTTCCTACACTCGCAGTAATTGTTCCACATCTATCTTCATGAACATCCATTCTCTGACCGCCTTGGTCATTTAAGCACAGGTTTTCGATCCCGCTTCGAGCGCAATTCTTAGAATCTCCGGCAGTTCTTTTCCACGGGCATTTGCTCTTTTCAAGATGCCAAGGCATGCCCTCGGACTCAAATAATATTTTTCCGGCACTTTTTCCATTAAAATCGCAGACAAGATAGATGCGTCTTCTTCTCTGGGGAACTCCCCAGTATTGAGCATCAAGTACCCTCCATGCGAGTGAGAAATCATCTGCCATGATAAGTCCTGCATTTTGCCATCTATAAGGTCTAGCCTCATCAATTTTATATCCTTTGATTTCACAGATTTCTTTAAGGACCGAGAAGAAGTCCTCCCCTTTGTTGGAGGAGAATGCCCCTGGGACATTTTCCCATAGCGTATATCTTGGTTTTGTTCCATTTGTTTTCTCCCTCATTTCTTTAATAATTCTGGTTGCTTCATAAAATAAATTAGAGCGTGAACCGTTAAGCCCCGCTCTTTTCCCTGCAATAGACATATCTTGACAGGGACTTCCAAAAGTTATAATATCCACCGGCTCTATTTCATTTCCCTTAATTTCTGATACATCACCAAGATGCTTTACTTCCGGCATCCTTTTTGTGGTAACTCTAATTGGAAAGGGCTCAATTTCTGAACTCCAGATAGGTTTAATTCCTACTAGCTTTGCTCCAAGCGAAAAACCACCACTCCCATCAAAAAGACTGCCAAGAGTTAATTCCTTACTCATCGGCAGTCACCTCACTATATAGATATTCTTTTCCATCTCTTAATACGAATACATCCTTATCCGTTCCTGCCTGTTCAATATATCTTTTGATGATAACATCACAGAACTTTTCATCGAGTTCAATGGTGTAACAGGAACGGTCTGTTTGTTCACAAGCTATAAGGGTGCTACCACTTCCTCCGAATGGATCAAGTATAAGGGTATTGCTCATACTTGAATTATTAATCGGATAGGCAAGCAGTGGTATTGGTTTCATAGTAGGATGGTCAGCATTTTTCTTTGTTTTTTCAAACTCCCATATAGTGGTTTCTTTTCTTCCTGAATACCACAGGTGTTTTCCTTTCTTCTTCCATCCATATAGACAAGGTTCATGCTGCCACTGATAGGGACTTCTGCCAAGCACAAGTGACGGTTTCTTCCATATGCAACATCCGGATAGATAAAAGCCTGCATCGTTAAATGCTTTTCTAAAATTCAAGCCTTCCGTATCTGCATGAAATACATAGATTGATGCATCATCTGCCATCACTTTTTCCATATTAGAAAAAGTATCAAGTAGGAAGTTATAGAACTTGTCTGTATCCATATTGTCATTTTTAATCTTTCCGGCACTGCCTTCATAGTTGACATTGTAAGGTGGATCTGTGACTACAAGATTTGCTTTCTTTCCATCCATCAAACGGTTGTATATTTCTTCTTTTGTTGAGTCACCACAGATAAGTCTATGTCTACCAAGTGTCCATATATCACCTGCTTTAGTAAATGGAGACTTTGCTAGTTCTTCTTCAACATCAAAATCGTCATCTTCTACTTCTTTATCATCTTCAAAAATACTGGCAAGTTCACTTTCATCAAAGCCAAGTATGTCTAAATCGAAATCTGCTCCTTGTAATTCAGAAAGTTCAATCGCAAGCATATCTTCATCCCAACCTGCATTAAGAGACAGTTTATTATCTGCAATAATATATGCCCGTCTTTGAGTTTCGGTTAGGTGGCTTTCCTTAACGCATGGTACTTGCTTTAACCCAAGTTTCCTTGCTGCAGCAAGTCTACCATGCCCTGCTAAAATTGTATTATCTTCAGCTATGAGTATCGGAGATAGAAATCCAAACTCTTTTATGCTTGCAGCAATCTGATTAACTTGACTTTCTGAGTGAGTACGAGCGTTTCTTATATATGGAATAAGGTCATTAACCTCTGCTAGGTAATACTGCATTTCTTTTTCCATAAACTCCTCCCATTAAAAAAGACCCCACTCGGCAAACTTTTCAAATCCACCTACGGAGTCAATATATTCTTTCGCTAGTCTTACAATCTCATCATAAGACTTACCATCAATTTCCCTATCTCCAATTGCACAGCAGAGGTTAACTTCTTCTCCAGTTTCCTGTGCTTTTAGGAAAGCATAGATATTTACAGATACATCTGCCTTGGATAAGTCTTTTCCATGAAGTCCTCCACCGGTTACAGAGTCTGCCATATCTGAACCAAGTTTTCTGTTGGTAGCTCCTGTATCTACATCAGTTCCACCACTCCAATCTCCCAGTGGATTTATTTCTGCATGAGGATAGGTTTCTCTAAGTTCTAATGTTTTAGCATTGCTCTGACAGATAATAAGCCTTGTTTCATCTAAAATATACTTTCCATCAAATGGATACTTATCATAAATTTCTCTTGCTATTTTTGATAGTTCTTTCTGTTGATCTGTTAAAGACACTCCCTTAAAAATACCATTATCTCCACAGCGCACCTTGTCCTTTTGATTATTTGTCAAATATACATCTTGAGGAACAATCACAATATCTGCCTTCACATCGCCTGCAATACGATGAATGATTTTTTCAATTGGCGCCTGATAGAGTTTTTCTGTTGTTTCTATAATAACATGGCACACACCGTGTCCAATTAACACTTCAACTGCAATCTTAGGATTTTCATTTTCCTTATATGCTAAATCTACTATTGCACCTGCTATCCTATCTGCTATTTTATCAGGATGCATTGGATTTACTTTTTCTATCATTTTCTACCTTCCTCCTCTAAGTAACCTTTCCATAGGGTCATTACTTTCTTCTTCAAAAATTTCTGTACAATTTTGTTTTACAATGTCATAAATCTCATACCAAATTAGGTTCGCTGTCTTTTGAAAACTTGATGACATCTGTATAAATGGAGAGGCAATCACACCCCCGGTTGTCGGATGTTTCCCAAGCATTCCATATCTGCTGATAGCTTCCTCACACTGGATGTATCTTGCAAAAGCCTGTGAATAGGATTCAATCAATCTTTTATTTACAAGTTTTTCGCACTTTCTTTCCTTAAGCCATTGCCATGTTTCTTTATATATGCGGTCTGCTCCAAGCGGAATGCCACTCTTTTGCTTTGCAGATAGATACTCACTTGGCTTTGGCATATCCATGCCTTCAAGTTCTACCCCTTCCGGTAAATCTACTGATTCCAGTTCTGCATAGTATTCATCTGGTATATCATTTGCTAGTATCTTTACCATTTCCCCAGCTTGTATTTTTTTAGCTACTGGCTTTGGCTTATCTCCAGCTCTGACCCTTCTTCCTCCTCTATATGTTCCGTCTTTAGCCAAATTATCACTCCTTAAATTTTTACTTTCTTTAATACCCTGTTTGAACCTCTCTTTTTGTGCATGAGACCCCACGCCCGTTCCCCAAGGGCTATATTGGTAAAGATTTTTATCCCCCTACCCCTTATTTTTATTCCATCTATCACCACGACTGGCATGTATTCTTGCATGACATGATTTGCATAAAGATATCAAATTACTTTTATCATGCGTTCCACCTTCTGCTAGTGGCTTGATGTGGTGTACTTCTTCCACAGGAACTATAATTCCTTTCTTAAAGCACTCTTCACAAAATGGATGCTCCTTCACATACGAGTCTCTTACTCTTTTCCACACTCGTCCGTATCTACGGCGTACAGCAGGATCCCTGTCGTACTTCTCGTAGCGTTTGTTCTCTTGTTTCTGGTGTTTCTCACAAAACCTACCATCAGTTAAGTTAGGACATCCAGGATAAGAACACGGACGCTTTGGCTTTCTTGGCAAGCTTTCCACCTCCTCTTTTGCATAAGAAAAGCCCTGAAGGATTTCTCCCTCAAGGCTTGGCTTATTTATATTTTTTGCTGATTATATAATATCACATTTAGCCATAGGTTCGCACCATACCAAACCGTACCAAAACGCACCATTTTTCCCTAAATTTATAACCATATAGGATTTTCGGGTAAAACAGCATTCTCCATTGCCTTATCATGCCATCTTGTAATAGTAGTTTTTCCTGCGTGAAGTTCTCTTCCTATTTCTTCCCAAGTCATGCTTTTTAAGTACCTGTATCTAAGAACCATTTGCTCATCCATGTTTTCTAATTTTGAAATCATTTCAAGCATTTGCTCTTTTAAGCTTATAAGCAGTGTAAGTTCATCATTTATCTTTGCTTCTAAATCCATAATTTTTGTAAGCGATCTAACAAATGGAGCTTCCTGATTTCTACTTGTTTGTACCCTATCTATATCAAATCTTGGTGATGAAACGCTGGATGCCAATGCACGAAGATTTTCAACATCTTCTAAATCAGCCTTTATTCTTTTATCAAGACGGTACGCTTGATTTAGATATTCTTTTGGTGTCATTATCATAACCTCCGATTTCGTAATTCTCGGATTGTCACTTTTTGACTTTGATTGTCTTAGATTTTCATATTTACCTTTACTGCATCTATAATGGATGCTTGGCTGCTGTCTTTTTCTGATAAAGCGTTCATAATTTTTTCATCCACAGTATTTTTTGTAAGTATATGAATGACACTAACTGTTTTATTATTCTGCCCTTGCCTCCAAAGTCTGGCTACTGTTTGCTGATATAGTTCTAAACTCCATGTAATACCAAACCAGACCAAAATAGAACCACCTTCTTGAAGGTTTAGACCATGACCTGCTGATGCTGGATGGATAAGTGCAACTGGAATATCTCCTTTATTCCATCTTGTTATACTTTCATCTGTATCTAGCTTTTCAAATTCTATTTTTTTACTTCTTAATCTTTCCGATATCCTTTTAAGATCATGTTTATACCAGTAGGCTACTAAAACAGAATTCCCATTTGCTGCTTCAATAATATCCTCCAAAGCATCAAGCTTTCTTTCATGAAATTCTGTAACTTCTTCATTGTCTGCATACACTGCACCGTTTGCCATTTGGGATAACTTACCTGATAAACTTGCTGCATTTGCTGCTGTTATTTCTCCATCTGGAAGGAATAATATCAAATCCTTTTTTAGAGCCTTGTACTTTTTTTCTTCTTTCTCTGATAAATAGACCATGTATTTTGAATTGATTATTTCTGGCATTTTAAGATGATCTACTGCTTTCATGGAAATTGTAATATCAGATATTTTTTCATAAATACTCTCTTTTGCTCCTTCAAGTGGCTTATAACTATAAACAATATGACCGTTCGTTTTATCCGGTTTAAAATAAGCATTTCTATACTGACCAATGAATCTGCCAAGTCTTTCTCCCATATCAAGCACCTTATATTCTCCAAATAAATCCATGAGACCATTTGGTAATGGCGTACCAGTAAGACCGATCACTCTTCTTACTTTTGGTCTTATTTTCATAAAATATTTAGACCTTTGAGACTTATGATTTTTGAAGGAACTAAGTTCATCAATTACCACAGTGTCGAAATCAAATTTAACTTTTGATTTTTCTATAAGCCATTGAATATTTTCTCTGTTTATCACATAGATATCTGCCTTACTTTCAAGTGCTGATATTCTTTCTTTTTCATTACCTACAACTATGGAAAATTGTAAATCTTTTAAATGATCCCACTTTTTTATTTCAGCAGACCATGTATTTCTTGCAACTCTAAGAGGTGCAATCACTAAAATTTTATGTGCTTCAAAATAGTCAAACAGTAGATTATTTAAAGCTGTAAGTGTAATGCTCGTTTTTCCAAGACCACAGTCTAAAAATACTGCAGATATTTTATGAGACTCAATATATTCTCTCGCATAATTTTGGTAATCATGAGGCTTATATATCATCAAGAACACTTCCTATCTGAGTCACACTATCAATCACATAAACCTTAAACCCAAGCTTTCTTAAAAGTCTATGTCTTGATAACTGAAGAGGTCTTGGTTTTCTACCTTTTGCTTTTAACTCTGCAAAGGCAATTCTCCCTTTTGGCATTAATATAATTCTGTCTGGCATACCATCAAACCCCGGTGATACAAATTTGGGACATAACCCACCTTGCTTTTTCACCTCTGAAACCAGCTTTTTTTCTATAAATTTTTCTCTCATTTTTAATCCTCTCTGGAACAAGGTAACAAGTAGAACAAGTTTTTCTATATTCCTATACGCGCGTATATACGTAATAACAAGCTACTATTAGGCTATATATTAACTAAAATAATTATATAGGTATTTCTTGTTCCACTTGTTCCCAACCTCTATAACTATTGAATTTACTAACTCTACTGATGGAACAAGTTTTGGAACAACCATAGAACAAGCTCATTTCTTGTTCCTTATCTTTGTAACAAGCTATTAAGTTCGAATGTAAACTCGTTGCTTACCATAAAAGGCTACCGCCTTCATATTTGCCTTACTCCACCCCTCAATTTTTTGCATGATACCACCTAATTCATAGGAGTCGGATTTCTTCATAACAGATGCATCTTTTCCAAAGCACTCACACCATATTTCCATATTACAAACAGTAGTCCTTCTCACAATCCCCTTTTTAGCTATACCGGATACTCCGCTATCGCTAAGATAATTCCTTCTTTCATATAGATCCATATCGTCCCAGTCATCTGGAAGGAGCGTGTCTAAATACTCACGAACAAGACCTTCTCTTTCATCAGATTCCATAGCATCCGCTTGCTTAGATCTAGCAAGTACTGCCGTATCACCTTCAAGATATAATTTTTCACCTATTTTATATAAATGAACAGCCTCTGCCCATATCTGCTCCACTTCATCCTTTGTTATCTCCCATGATTTTTTCTTTGATTTACCATTAACACTAACTGGCCAAAACCTACGGTTGCCTGTGATATCACGAAGGAAACCTGTCTCAGAATTAGTAGACCCAACAATGATACACTGTCTGGGATGACTCTCTACAGTTTTTCCATAGGATGGTCTATACTCGTCATCTGTACGGCTAATAAATGATTTTACCGACTCGATATCAGCTTTTTTCATGCCGGCAAGTTCTCCAAGTTCTAATATCCAGTAACCTTGAAGTTTTTCTGCTCCAGATTTATCCTTCATATCTGTTAAGGTCAAACTATCAGAGAACCAATTTCCTGCAAGCTTTGAAAAGAAGGTGGATTTACCTATCCCTTGAGCACCATTTAGAATTAAAACGCTATCAAATTTAGTCCCCGGTTTATATATTCTTGCAACTGCTGCAACAAGTGTTTTTCTACTAACTTCCCTTGTATAATTTGTATTTTCTGCACCAAAATAATCCATGAGAATAGTATCTATCCTTGAAACCCCGTCCCATTCAGGAAGATTGTTCAGATAATCCCTTATAGGATGAAATCTTCTATCGTCTGCAACTTTTGTAAAAGCTACATCATGATTTCTAGTAGAAAAGGTTACATACTTTACATCAATCAAGGCTTTCATCTGAGCAGTATCAGCATCCCTCCAGAACTTATTATCTCTTGGTCTTTCCCAAGGCACAGAACCAGTGACCTGTATTCTACTTGCCATTTCATTATATCCAAAATTCGCAAAGTCAGGATCGTTGTTTAATATGAGCATTTCATTCCAGACGCTATTTTCTAAAACCTTACTTCTAGGCTGTAATTTCAGCTTTAATCTCCAGTCTCCATCTTCTTCATCTAAACTTTTGAAATCATCTTCTGCTTGTTTTTTCTTCTCTTCTGCAATCTGCAGTTTCACACTATCTAAAGTAATGGCAAATTCAGACATAGCGTTAAAAGATTTCTTGGGGTCATCATCATAAAATTTATGGATTCTAACTAGGTCAAAAGCACTTAAAAGTTTAAGATAGGCTGGATCTTTTGCATGGTGGCTATAGGCAAACTTCCCTTCATGAATTAAAAGACCGGGCTGACTTTGTGATTCAAAATACCTATACCTATTTTCCATATCAGATGTTTCATAAATATCAGAAAGCAGTTCTTCGATTACAGTATTTATGGGATAAAAAGCTCTATTAAAAGCACCTACTATTCCCTCTTTTTCAAGTGGGTCTGCCTGCTTTTTATCGCTGATGCCTCTTGCTACACTTTCTCTAGAAGATGTTGGTAAAAGCGTTGGATCAGTCCATTCTGGATGAGCTAATAAAATATCATCTGGATTTAGAATAGTACCACTTACTTTTTCAAACACAAAATCACCATTAGAGGGTGTGGTCGGCCAATACATAAGTTGCTGTGGTCTATAGGAGCATTCATCAAACATATCTATCTCCCAGTCACTTGCAAAATATCTGGATACCGCTACATACTCTTCTGGTGTAATATTTCTAGATAAGGGCACAATTATTCTAAGTCTTGGACTTTCTTTTGTATGGCTATGGGTTGTATAAAGGCAGCAGGTAAAAGAACAAAGCATGGTAAATCTATCAATAAAGTCAACATCCGCTTGGTCAACATCCAAGGTAAGCATAGAGCGACATTCTACATTTTCACCCTTTCTGCTTCCACCTTTAAGGCTTCCTCCAACAAATCCACCTTTGTCCTTAACCCTGTCCTTTTCACTTTTTGGAAGCTTAGGGTATTCTTCTTTTGTCTCTGAAGTATAAATTGTTGTAGATAGTCTTTTACATAAATCATCAAAGCTTATCTCTTTATTGGTCCACTTCTTAGCAAAGCAGCTACTTCCATATGCAATTTTTAGTTTCTGCACTGCTTTCTACCTCCTTCAGCTCTTCTGAAAAATATCTTATTTTGCACTTTCTTTTTATCGCCCTCTTTATTTCACACTCCATTCCTTTTGAGATATGCTCTCCAAAGATCCAAACTTCACTACATTTATCCATTAGCACATTTCCGAATTTAAGACCAAGCTTTCTGTCTTTTGGAATGTTATCATCAAGAAACTGTGGAAATAAAAGATGTGGAGTGATTGGAATATATCCCTCATCTGCAGCAAACCTTGAATACTTTCTTGCAGACAAAATATTTTTATCTGTGTCTCCGGCAAATGGAGAACACACATATATAAGTGGCATAAATTTACTATTTTTCTTCATAGGACATCCCTCCTATCATTTTCTTACTACACTCCTCGCAAAGTACAGCTGTGCTACAAAGGTCACTTTCTCCATCAGATATCACATCTTCAAGGTTTACCTGAACCTCTCTACCGCATTTAGGACATATACAAAATACATTCTCATCGTTGATTTCAATCTTTGTTTCTGCTGTATCGCTTATCTTTTCTTTCACATAAAACATACTATTTATCCTCCTTCATCTTAGTTGCTTCCATATGGGGCTTATATTTTTTTGTATTAACTCTTTCATAAAAAATATAAAAGTAGGGCTTTGCCCTCTAATAGTGAAAGGACAAAACCCTAGCTTTTAAGAACCAATAGGTCTAATCTTTTTTATAAAAATTACATTCATAGCCATCTGCTCTAAGAAGGAGTCCATCTATCCACGGAGGAGTTTCTCCCATCTTCTTACAAATATCATCTACTGACACACCCATACTTGCTTCAATAATTATTTCATCATGGACATGAGCACATATAAGGCAGTAGGATAAATTATTCAAAGCATAAGCTAAAATATCACGGCTTATAGCCTGAACAATATTCTCTACAAACTTTGGTCCATAGCTTTCTATCCTTCCCCACTTTTTCCCTGTAGTTATCCCTTCATAGGTAACACTTTCTCCTCCGAACCTATTTTCACCTATTATTGGTTTCACATAGGAAAGCCTCCTGCCACTTGGAAGTTCAATAAAAAGCATGGCACTTTGATATATGAATTTTATATTTCCAGTTTCAGTAGTAGTCTTTTCTTTTATAGAAGTCTTTATACATTTATCTACTTCCCACCAAAACCTAACAATATTAGAATTTGCTGCTCTCCAAGAATCTACAAGTGGCTGAAGTTCCTCTTCTAAAAGTCCCATTTCAAGGGCTCCCATTGAAGTTAGCGCTCCAGTACCTCCACCATATCCAAGAGCAAGTTCAGCAATTTTTCCTTTTTGCCTAAGTTCTGCGTTTACCCCATGCTTTTCTACAGGAACTCCAAACATGGCTGATGCAGATGCACAGTAAATATCTCCGTTATTTTCAAATACCTCACGTCTCCATTTTTCATTAGCTAAAAAGGATAGGACTCTTGCTTCTATAGCAGAAAAGTCTGCTACGATAAATTTCATACCTTCTTTTGGTATAAAAGCAGTTCTAATAAGCTGTGACAAGGTATCTGGAATATCAGCATAGAGCATAGTCATTGCTTCATAATTTCCTATATCGACTAAGTCTCTAGCCTCTTTTAAATCTGGCAAATGATTTTGTGGTAAATTCTGGAGCTGAATAAGTCTACCTGCCCATCTTCCACTGCGGTTTGCTCCATAAAATCGAAACATTCCCCTTGCTCTTTGGTCCTTACATACTGCATTTTCCATAGCCTGATATTTCTTCACTGATGATTTAGCTAACTTTTGTCTAACTTCTAAGACCTCTTTTATATTATTAGGTACTGTTTCAAGTAGACTAGCTACAGATTTTTTATCTAAACTTTCTGCTAGAATTCCCTGTTCTTTTAGCCATTTTTTCATCTGCATCACACTATTGGGATTATCAAGACCTGTTATACTTTTTAGTTTTGAAATTAGAGTGTGCCTAGTAGAGGAGTCAAAGGCTATGGCATTTTTTGCCATGTTAAGGTCAACTTTAATTCCTCTATCATTTATCTCTTGGTCTAGGTAAAACTCATTCCAGACAAATTCTGGAACTGGAAACTTTTTTAATTTAGTTTGAATTTCCATCTCAGATCTAACATCACGAACATTATATTTTATAAATATATTCCATTTTTCCCTAGCATCACATGGTAAATTTCTATCTCTATAGCCATTTGTCTTTGTAGGCTTACAAGGCACACAAAAATATTTTATTAAATCCTTTCCCTCTTTTAGCTTCTGCTCTTCAAGCCCTAGTACTGTTCCAGCATTTTCTAGTGATAATGGTAATCCCATATACGCACACCAGGTCATCGTACATTTCCAAGACCTAGGATCTAAATATATTGATGTACTATCTTCAGATATACTACACTCTATAAACTTCTGCGGATAATTTCTTCTTAGATACTCTGATAGACATATTCTTTCAAACTGACTGTTAAATGCCCACTTTATAATATTTTCATTTGTGAGTGCATCTACTATTTCTTCAGGAATCGCCTCTCCATTTGCTATATCAATTACAGCTACTTCACCTCCATTTACAGAGTATCCAAATAAGAGCACTTCAAATAAAGGAGATTCTACATACCTGTAAACCCCACATTTGGAAAGATCCACATCAGAAAAGGTTTCAATATCGATACTCATCGTTTTTATCGTTTCCATTTCGCCTCCTAAAAATAGCGGAGGAGTCCGCTTTTTACTTTCTCCTCCGCACCCTAACTAACCTAAAAAGTCATCTGTATCTTCATCATAATCTGCAAAGTCATCTTCTGCTCTGGATTTTCCACCAAGAGGTTCTCCATCAGAAATCTTCTGCAGATTGTTAAGCCCTACTGCGATGCCCTTGTTTCCATTGGAATTAAAGGCATAAAAGTTGATACTCGCACGTCCATATACACCGCTATATACTTCACTACGGTCAATGATTTCTTCACGGTTGGCATCTACAATTCCAGGTGCAGCTATACTATTCGCATTAATAAAATAGCTATCCTTATATGCCTCATCATCCGGTCTTTCTAAATCTCCATCTCTAAGTGGAGTCTTAATAGATTTAAGTGCAGGTACGCTCTTTCCGTTACCTTTGAGCTTAGATTCCCCCTCTTCATAAGCTGCCTTAATTGCCGCTTCAATCTTTGCAACTGTCTTAGTATCAGACTTTGGTATAATAAGGCTTACACTGTATTTAGGTGTACCACCATTAATAGATTTTGGATCCCATACATTTGCATAACTCCATCTTGTCTTTGGTCCTGTAATAACTTTTGTTGGGTTCTTATAATTCATTGTCATATTTTTATTCCTCCATAAAATCTTCTTTTGCTGAATTAAGTTCTAATCTTTTGTCTGTTCTTTTCACAAGTGTTGGTTTACCTTGAGGTTTCTTTATTAATCCTGAAAGCATTTCTTCAAATCTTGCTTTTCCAAGTAGCTTTGTCATAGCAGTGATGCCTAAAACCTTTTTCTCATATGGATCAAAGCCAGCTTTTTCTACTTTTTCTGCAACTTTTGATTCATCAATATATTTTCTAGTCGCTCTTCCTTCTACGACTTTCCAATCATTCCATTTCTTGCCTTCCACCGCTTTTTTCAGGGCGTATTCTTTAATATCTCCTGCCCAAGCTACTAAGTCATCTACCTTTTCTAGGATGATTTCAATTTCATCATCTTCAAGATTCTCCGGCATCTCGAAATCATACTTTGCAAGCAAAAGATTATATTCTGCTCGTTTTCTACATGTAGCTTTCACCTTACAAAACTGACAGTACTCTCCGGCTTTAAATTCACCCTCACCAATAGCTGCAAGTTTTGCCTGTGGCATTAAAGTTTTCTCTGCCCAAGAAAGAAGTTTCTCTTTTGAGATGGTATAAGTGCTTATATGCTCTCTTCTTGGCTGGAAGATAGTCATAGTAATTTCTTTAATGTCATAAATTCCATCAAATATAGCTAATGCTCCTAGGGCATAGCACATCATTTGAGGGTTATTATTTGCATCTACAAGGATTCCTAGACCGTATTTTAGGTCAATTACAGTCAGCTTCTCATCAGAAACAATGATGCAGTCTCCTGTTCCAAAGCCATCCGGAACCCATTTAGAAAAATCCAAGTGCTGCTCGATTAATATGATTGAATCTTTACATAAATTTTTAGCCTCTTCATACTGGCACGCTACATAGCTCGCATACTCTTCTGATGACTCTTCCATTTCTTCATCATAATAATCTAGGTTATCCTTTGGATTTTTAACATTTTCTCCAAGTATTTTCCTAAGCTTATATTCACTTAAGCTATGTGCATCAGTTCCCTGCCTAGCATATTCACTTGGAATATCATTTATCTCTTTACAAAGAAGTGCTGATGGTGGGCATTCAATCCACCTTGCTGAAGATGATGCAGAAAGCACTGCATGTTTATCTGGCATTTCCTATTACCTCCACTTCTTTTAGTAGCTCAGAATATTCTTTTGGATCTACTTCAGATAATTTATTTGCTCCGTGTTTTTCCAGAATTTCTTTAATTTCTTTTGTAAATCCATTACGTGATTTTTCAGCTAATACAGCTCTTACATCTTCTAAGGTTAGTTCTTTCTCTGGCTTAGTTTCTTGAGCTTCCGTTTTCGATTTCAAGGTCTCTCTTAACTTTTCTGAAATTACTTTTAGAATGTCACTACACTTATGAAGTTCATCTGCAAGAGCACATAGTTCTTTGTCTTTTACCATATGGGTCATCTCCTTTCCTTTGACTTAAGTTTCTTGTGATTTTCTCTGTAACTATCTGAATGGTAAGAAGTGTATCTACGATTTCTCTATCGATATCACTTACGCATTTTTTAGTTTCAGATCTACATTTGTTTGTCATGTTTGACCTCCTATCCGAGTAGCTTTCTTGCCCCTCTGCTAGTGAAAGGACATGAATGAATTCTTTAAGTACCAAATTTATAAAAAAATCTGCACCACTTTTTGTGATGCAGACATCTTGCTTATTTATATGGTATAAGCTTATCTTTTAATTTCAGGAAAATCTTTTGTTTTCTCTTATTCACACCCTTTTGACTCATACCTATCTCACTACCAATGGCTGATTCAGAATAACCTTCACCAAATAACTTCATAATTTTCCTATCAATTTCTTCTAAAGCACTAAGTTCTTTTCTTAAAGCTTCTAGAAGCTCCCTTTTTATTAGGTCTTCCTCGATATCACATGAATCTGCAAACTCGAATTCAGTTTTGTCATAAAGAGAATCAAGAGAAATATCCCCCTCTCCATTCATCCTCTTTTCAACCTGTCTTTGTTCTTTTTTATCGTCCCTCCATAAAGGGCGCATATATTCATAGTACTGCTCCTTAGTAGCGGGTATCATAACTACTCTGACAGGTTTGTTCCCTATTTTTTTCCACACCACATCATCACGATTAATCCCAAAGGCATCCATTGTCTCCTTTGTTACTTCCATTGGAATAAAATACTGCTTATCACTGTTTTTCTTTTCTTTGTCTAAATTTGTCATCATGCAGACCCTCCTTCGGTCTAAAAACCGAAGTGAGAATCCACACGAGACTTTCCCTAATATTGGCCATAAGAATGAATCCTCACTTCTTAACTGGCCAACCGTCCCAGTGGGTTGACTTTATTTTGTTGTTTATGTCTCAAAGCTCTGGGCATCGTTAGCTAGACGATGAACTTTAAGACAAATTTTGATTATCAAATACAATTTATAAAAAAAGAACCTAAGTAGTTTCATCAATGGACTTCTCCAATGGTTAAACTACTCAGGCTCCCTCTGCTATGGTTTCCATGCCACACGGTTTGCTCTTAAGTATTCGCATATATTAAATTTTACTTTACTGATTTCCTCTGATTTACCAATATGATTATGGATTGCAATCTTGCGTTCCAGCATAGGTTTCTTCGGTGGAATAATCCTCATACTTCCTATGGCCATATTGCAGGGATTTCTAGTATCATCTGTTATCGTGCTTTCTTAAATTTACCACGATTTTTATTAGCAATTGATGGATTATATACCTGTTTTAAAAAATTAGATATTGTTAATCTTTTTCCTTTCGGACCTTCAATAACAGGATCTCCATCTTCACCTTGATAACGCATACAAAATTTAGTTCCATCATCAGCATAAATTGGATAATCATTCTTTGTCAT